ATGTGTGATTCAGATAGACAAGGGATACCCGAAGGAGACGATGGTAGACACTCTCCTACATGAATTGATCCACTGTGTTAATCACGTGATGGATGTAAACGATAAGACAACCGAAGAGCAGTCCACCACACGGTTAGCTACCGGACTCTGCACTGTCTGGAAGCACAACCCAAAAGTATTTGAGTGGATACATAAGCAGTTAACATGAAGATTTTATTATTAGATGGTGACATCGTCGCCTACAAACACGCAGCTGGCGCAGAAGAGGCGATAGATTGGGGCGATGACATATGGTCGCTGCACACTGACACTCGCAAGGCCAAGAAGATGATGAACGTAGAGATAGAGACACTTGCCATAGCCTTAGAGGCTGACAAGGTGTTGGTAGCTATCTCCTCAAAGACTAACTTCAGGCATGAGGTAGACTCTACTTATAAAGCAGGCAGGAAGAAGAGTAGGAAGCCCATAGGCTTGCCTTGTTTGCGGGAAGAGTTGTTGACTGAGTGGGGTGGTAAGGTGGTGACTGACCTTGAGGCTGACGATTTACTAGGGGTGTGGGCAACAGACCCTATGTTCCATGCAGGTCACAAGAAGATTATAGTTTCAGTAGATAAGGATATGCAGACTATTCCCTGCTACCTGTATAACCAGAACCACCCTGAGTTAGGGGTGCAAGAGATTTCTAAGCAGGAAGCTGATTGGTATCATCTGTATCAAACATTAGTAGGAGACAGTACAGATGGTTATGCAGGCTGTCCTACTATAGGCCCAACCAAGGCACGTAGACTTTTAGATGCAGCCCCTGAGTGGGGAACTGTAGTGAAGGCTTTTGAGGTACAAAATTTTTCCGAGGAACAGGCACTAACCCAAGCTCGCCTAGCCCGGATACTAAGAGTAGAAAACTATAACCACAAGAAAGGAACAATACGATTATGGAACCCAAGCTAATCGGACTAAGCGGTAAGAAACAATCGGGGAAGGACACGGTGTACCAACTGGCTGACACTCTAATGGAGGATGCTAAGATTGGACGGATAGCCTTTGGCGATGCTGTAAGGCATGAGGTCAGTGAGATCACAGGATATAGAATGGATTTCATTGAGGAGCATAAGTCAGCGTTCAGGACTCTACTACAAGTGTGGGGTACTGACTTCAGGAGGCATTTCAACGGTTCAGACTACTGGCTAGAGAAGATGGCCGAGGTGTTGGACAAGGCGAGCAGCCATTACGATGTTCTATTCATCACTGACGTTCGCTTCAGTAATGAGGCCGAGTGGCTGAAGAACCTAGGCGGTAAGTTAGTGAAGGTTGAGCGTAGGCAGGAGGTCTACCACCACATTGAGGATGCCGTTCCTGATTGCCATTCCTCAGAGACAGCAATGGATGATTACTCCAAGTATGACTATGTCATCAACAACAACGGCTCCGAGAGTGAACTCTTGGAAGCAGTGAGCGCCATGCTTTCCACATTGAAAATCAAAAATGCCGCTTGACCTGCCTCTAAACTATGCTAATGAGAAGTTGCCTCCGGTGAGCAAAGAGCTTATTGTCTGGCTCAAGCAGGTGTATCCTGACCGTATGCCTGAGAACACAGAAGGTTTAGAGGATATTAGATTTAAGCAGGGTCAGATAGCTGTTGTTAAAACATTGATCAGTATAGAAGAGGAATTAACCGATGTGCTTCGCAAGTAAACCTAAAATTATTAAGCCCCCAACGCCCGTAAAGGCTCCTATAGCCCCCAACAAACCAGCAGAAGTATCTAGAAAACCTAGGAAACTGGTTAAAAAAGACGGGGCATCAAGGAGGAGAGGCACTCAGAGAGGCCAACTTGTTGTGCCTCCTAGTGGAGTGAATCGAGGCGGTAGTGGTGGCACAGGAGTTTACAGTTGATATGCATGAGGGGTCATTAAAACAATACTATGAGGCCTGTGAAAATGGCAGGGACTCTTATCTCCGTAGGGCTAGGGAGTGTGCTGCTCTTACTATACCTTACCTTGTTCCTCCTGATAGCAACAATAGTAATACCGATTATGACACTCCATTCCAAGGTATCGGGGCGAGAGGGGTAAACAACCTCTCATCTAAACTTTTACTGGCTCTCCTTCCCCCTAATTCTCCCTTCTTTCGGCTGCTTATCGATAAATTTGAGTACGAAAAGGCAAGCGAAGGGGAGGCTGACCCGTCCTTAAAGACTGAACTAGAGCGAGGCCTAGCTGAAATAGAGAAGGCTGTGCAGAGTGAGGTGGAGACTTCAGCCATACGAGTTGGGGTGTTTGAGGCCCTGAAGCAGCTGATCGTTGCTGGAAACGTACTGCTTTATGTCCCAGATAAGGGTGGTTTAAGGGTATTTAACCTAGAACGGTACGTCTGTAAGCGTGATCCAATGGGTAACGTGCAGTCCATTATCGTTAAAGAAAGCCTTGATCCTGACATGTTGCCGATAGCTGTAAAGGAACGGCTTGAAGAAGCTGGGAACCCTGCAGTGACTGCTGTAGGAGCTAGGCAGGAGAAGGTTGTAGACGTCTACACTGGAATTTACCGAAATGAGGGTAGCTGGATCGTTCGACAGGAGGTTGCCGACATTAACATCGAAGAGGCAGGGGGGAAATACCCCTTAGATAAGAACCCTTGGATGCCTCTGAGATACACAAGAATTGAGAATGAAGACTACGGGAGGGGCTTCATTGAAGAATATTTAGGTGATCTACAATCACTTGAAGGGCTGACTCAGGCTATTGTTCAAGGGTCAGCTGCAGCTGCTAAAGTCTTATTTCTAGTAAATCCCAATGGAACCACACGCCCACGCATTCTGGCTAATTCTCCTAACGGCGCTATTGTTCAAGGTAACGCCCAAGACGTCACGTGTCTCCAGATGGAGAAGTTTGCCGACTTCAGGGTGGCTCAAGAAACCATAGAACAAATCAAGGAGCGCCTTGGCTTTGCCTTCATGATGAACACAGCTGTTCAAAGGGCAGGCGAACGTGTCACCGCTGAAGAGATTCGGTACATGGCACAGGAGTTAGAGGATGTACTCGGTGGGGTGTACAGCATCCTGTCACAAGAATTTCAAATGCCGTTAGTCAATAGGCTGATGGATCGTATGGCAAAGGCAGGGAGACTGCCCAAGCTGCCTAAGAAGATTGTCAAGCCAACCATTGTTACTGGGTTGGAGGCACTAGGGAGAGGACATGACCTCAATAAACTAGATAGTTTTGTTCAAGGAGCTTCCCAGCTATTGGGTGATCAGTTCGCTACTTACGTGAACATGAGCGATTACCTTAAAAGAAGGGCTACTTCACTGGGCATTGATGTTGAGGGCCTGATTAAATCTGAAGAAGAACTAGAGATGGAAAAACAACAGGCAGCACAACAGGCAATGGCCCAGCAGGTGGCTCCTAATGTAGCGAATGCTGCAGGGAAGATGGCCAATGAAAACCCAGAACAATTCTCAGCGGTAGCTGAAGCTGCTGCAGACCAAATGCAATAACATGGAGCGAGTAGAAATTGGAGGAGAAGAGAGTCCTGCTGATGATCCTCAAGTTACTGAGACAACAGCAGAAGAAACCCCACAGTCAGAGCAGCAGGAGGAAAGCCCACAGGCTGACCGTCCCGGCTGGCTACCTGAAAAGTTTGGCAGTCCTGAAGACCTTGCAAAAGCCTATGGTAGCCTTGAAAAGAAACTCTCCTCTCAGAAAAATGAGGAACAAGGCCTCCTTACACAGGATGATTTCGAGAAATACTCTGAGGAGTATACCGAGAAGGGCAACCTGACCGATGAATCCTATGAAGCTCTAGCTAAACGTGGCTTATCTAAGGAGCTTGTAGACGATTACATTAGGGGCCGAGAGACAGTAAACAAGCAGCAGATAGATGCCCTGTATCAGGTAGTCGGTGGGGAGGAGAACTATGGTGCTATGATTAAGTGGGCTGAAGAGAGCCTCCAGCAAGAAGATTTAGATGCTTTTAATGACGCTGTTTCCTCCAGCAACATGGGGGTTGCAAAGCTGGCTATCCAAGGGATGGCCGCTCAGTGGCAGCGAGCAGGGGGTGACTCAGAAGTCACCGCTAGTGCGCCTTCGCTTCTACAAGGCAGCACAAAGTCACAAGCTGTCGGTGGGTATGGCTCTAACCATGAGATGATGCAGGACATGAAAGACCCTCGGTATAAGAATGGGGATGTAAACTTCCACGCCCATGTTGAGAAGCGACTAGCTAGAACTAATTTATGAGCCTACCTTATAAAATAAAAAGGCCTGTCGGAAAGGGCAAGCCAAAGCCAAGACCAAAATGAAGAAGATACTACTCACCGTTGGTGTGGCACTGTTCGCAGTGACCGCAAGTGCAAATGGGAAAAAGCCTGCTGCCTTTGGTGCAGGGCTGAAGCCTGATCCCAGTGTAACTCTGTTTGGGCAGAAACTGTCTTGGCCGATACCCTCGGTATGTGTAGGGAAATCGGCTGGCGTGACCCCAGATTTTGGAGTCTCCCCGGATGGACTGAAGCTCAAACTGCCTTACATCTCCATTGATCTTCCCTTTCCTTCCCTGTTTTTGGGAACAAAGGACAAGAAAGTGGAGGTAAAACTAGGGTCAGTTGACACAAATGAACGAGCAGACTGATGCCTAAGACTAAACTAACTGTGCCGGTGGTAAACGAAACGGTTAAGAAACCGGGATACAAATCCACCGAGTTCTACATGAGTATGGCAGCTGTGATCATAGGTGCTATAGCTTCGTCAGGGGTTCTAGCGGATGACAGCGCACTAACCAAAGTGGTTGGTCTTGTCATGGCTGCTCTGGTTGCCCTTGGGTACACGGGTTCTCGATTAACTCTGAAGAAATTGGATGCAGCTAATGCTGGCGGCAATAATAACAATTCTTAAAGAAGTACTGAAACTATTATGGAATGATGCGTCTATTCCAGTTGCAGCGGCGGTTGCTCCTGCTGTCCCTCGTCGGATGCGCGATGCTTTTGAGCAGCGGGTGCTTGACAAGATCAAAAAGAGTAGTCTTCATTGAACCCACTGACACGTTAGTACGTATGGGGCCTGATGTAAGGGGTCATGTGTACTACTGGACAGGAGAGGGTTGGGAACTCTCTCATAATAAGGTCGAGATACCCGAAGGTTGGGTAGCTGGGCCAGTGAATTTGCCCGAAGGGGATGCTGAATAGCCCGATACGTCGGACAACTTGGATGCAATCACAAGGGATTGTAGTTAGATTACAGTGAGTGCTGTAATCGTTTAGTTGTTTTAATAACGTATAAGAAAGGATAATTAACAATGGCAAACATTGCTAATCTTTTTGGTGCTTCTGGTGGTCTTCCCACCAAAGGTCGTATCGGTTCTGATAACCACGATGCGAGCGCAACGAGTCTCTTCCTCAAGAAATTTGCGGGAGAGGTTATGACGGTCTTCGATGAGAAGAATATAATGAAACCTTTGCACACGATCCGCACGATCAACAAAGGTAAATCGGCACAGTTCCCAGTAATTGGTACAGCCAATGCAGGGTACTACACCCCCGGTACTGACATTCTCGACAACGTTGTCGGGACTGGCAATACAGCTGGCGGTGGCCCTAACAACATGAAGCAGACTGAAGTTCTGATCCACATCGATAAGGTCTTAATGGCCTCGACGTTCATTGCGTCTATCGATGAGTTGGTCAGTCACTTCGACGTTCGCTCTCCTTACAGCCACCAACTTGGTGAAGCCTTGTCTAATCAGTTCGATAAGAACGTACTCAAGGTCGCCATCAAGACAGGTGCGAAGCAAGGGGACGATGCGGATGCTGGTACTGACGCAACCAACAACCTCTTACCTTCTGATGCTTGGATTACAGATCAGACTGGACGGGGTTCTGTTGTTTATTCTTGTCAGGTTGGAACCACTCTGGCTGATCCAGCTAACACCGCAAGTGCTGCTGTTTCAGGTAACGGTTTAGTGAATCAGCTGAAGACTACTCCTAATGCGGCTGTCATTCGTAAGGCTCTCTTTGAGTCTGCACGTTTGCTGGACGAGAAGGACGTTCCTCAGAGTGATCGGTACGCTATCGTTACTCCGGGTATGTATTATGAGATGGTCAACAACACTTCGGGAACGGATGTTGTTAGCTCGTCCATGATCAACAAGGACGTTGGTGGTGAAGGTTCAATCGCTGCTGGTACGATTGTTCGTGTTGCGGGTATCACCCTCCTCACAAGCAATCACTTGCCGGGGGCTGATGAGACCGGAAGCGGTAACGATGCCAACATGTGGGCAGGTGGCGGTGGTAACGATTATAGTTTCGACTATACTGACGTTGCTGGCCTTGTCTTCCAGAAGGGTGGTTTCGGTACGCTGAAGCTGCAGGATTTGACGATGGAGTCAGAGTATCTGATTCAACGTCAAGGTAACCTGTTTGTCGCTAAGTACAGCATGGGTCACGGGCCGTTGCGTCCTGAGTCTGTTGTTGTTTGGTCTGACAGTAAAGTACTGAGTTCGTAAGTAATCATGGGGAACCCCTCGCCGCTTGGGTAAGTCCATTGTATGGACGCGGGGGGTCTCCCCTTTTTTTTAATTAGTTATGGCCTACGGAGCAAATACAAGTAAGTTGGAGGCAGTTAATCAGATGCTGTCCACCATAGGGCAGTCTCGTATCGCTAACTTAGCTACTGCAGGTGAGGCCAATGATGCCCAAAAAATTTTAGAGGAAGTAGACAAGGCTGTTCAGTCTGAAGGCTGGCACTTCAACCGCTTCAACGATGAGGAGCTACCAGTAGGTACTGCCTACATTGCTCACTCTACAAACGGTGCAGTCATTACCACTACCGTACCTCACTACTTAGTCAAGGACGAGAAGGTGACAAACAACGGAGTAAGCCTGACAGTCTCTTCAATCAGTGGCCTGACGGCAACTCTCAGCGAGGCTCCGGGTGCTAACACGACTTTCTATGCAGAGCGTATAGCAGTCCCGTCTGATGCCTTGAACATTGATCTTTCGATCTACAGATATAGCTCAGTTGATCCTATTACACGGGGTAAGTTCCTGTTTGATCGGAGGACAAGCTCTTATAAATTCACCGATAAGGTGAAGGCTGTAGTTACACACCAGCTTCCTTTCGAGACTACGACCGACACGGGAGAGCCTGCGATCCCAGAGTATGCTAGAAGATATATTGTAATGAAGGCTGCTCGTATATTCGCACAACGCCACGTAGGTGATCCGCAACTAGTGCAGATGGCCGGGATGGAGGAAGCGGAGGCTCGCATGAATTTAATCCACAAGGAGTCAGAGAACGGTGACTACAGCATATTCAACAGCCCATTGTCTAATTATACTGTAGTCAGGGATGCCGGAACCGCCGTCTCCTACACTACGGAAAACTAGACAATGCCTTTAGTTAAGAATGCTACAACGAGTTTAGCTCAGGGAGTCAGCCAACAAGCAGAGTCCCAACGCTACCCATCTCAAGGCACTGAGCAGGTCAACGCCTACTCGTCTCCCATTAAGGGTCTTGTAAAGCGTCCTCCATCTAAGTTCATTGCTAAGGTTGATCTGGATACCACGGGAGAGAACAATACATTTGTTCACACGATCAATAGGGATTCATCAGAGAGATACGTACTAGCTGTTGATAAGCAGGTAACTCAAGCGGTAACTGGTGTAAACGCCAGCAACAACACAATTACTTTCGGAACCTCAGTGGCAGCAAATACTGCTGTTCGCCTTGTATCCACTGAGGAAGGTGGACAACTACCGGGAGGTATCGTCAGTGGTAGGACTTACTACACCAAAACTACAGGCACTACAACGGCACTGTCAAAAACTGTAGCTGGTGCAGACATTAACATAGGGCAAATAGCTATAAGTGACCTGAGCATTGAAGCTGTTAAGCACACGGATGGACGATGGGTGGACGGTGTGTTTGCCATTTCTTTCGCTTCAGGACACGGTCTAGTTGCTGACGATATAATACGTATCAACGGATTAGTGGGGGATGCAGGTTTAATACTCAATGCTGATCAGGACTTTGTCCTTAGAGAACCTACCCACAACATGGCCCTGTGCAACTCTTCAGGAGTAGCAACAGCATGGCCTGATAATAAATTTCTACTAGGTAAAGTCGGCGGGGATACACTGAGCTTTGAGGATAACCTAGGCTATGCCGTAGACGATCAGTGGAAGGCAGACGAGGATGACGATGGGTGGAACATGTTCGGCACTTCAACACATTGGGCTTTCTACAATGGGTCTACTATTGTGTCCACCCTTTCAGGCAACAATGTATTCGACAGGATTAGATACAACGGAACTGATGCAGCCGATTTCGGCGTTGGACAGCCACTAGCTGCATGGGAAGCAGACCTGACAGACCTCAATGCAGGGGATTTGATCCGGCTGGGTTCTTCAAGGAACCAAGATAAAGCAATCAGGGCTAAAGTGGCCTCTGTTGCTGGCCCCACCGCTGACCACCTCACCTCTAATAACGATGACTCCTACGACATTATCTTCGATAGTCACATCAAGTTGAGTGACCTCGTTGATTCTCCTTCGGATTATTCTTACACCGCTACCGATCCACCTTGGGTATACATGGCCTACTGGGGTGACACCACTAGTACCGTACCTTCGGCTGTGGCCTCAAACCCTAGGCAATTCCGCAAAGCACAAGATCACGGTGGTACGCACCAGACTGATGGGACTGACCCTAACGATATAGTTAATGCTTACATTGGGGCAGACGCAGCTGAAGGGGGACTCTCTATGCTTACCGGAGGGATAAGAGTTTACGATGTAATCAACAAAGTGGAGAAGACTGTCAACATAGACAGCGGCTTGGATTACATCACATCAGTGACTGACCCAGCTTCCCAGCTTTCTGCAGTTACAGTTGCTGACTACACCTTCCTTGTAAATAAGACGGTTACTGTAGGTGCATCCAATGCTGTTAAATTCGATAATAATTATGAGGCTTTCATCACAGCCCGTACAGCTGACTATGGAAAGCGGTACACGGTAAAGGTAGGTGGGGAGGTTAACAAAGAATATGGTGATGAAGGTGTTGCTGCAACTCTACCTAATGTAGTTATCAACGGTATCAATGCCGAGGGTGCAGAAGTGCCTGTAGCCAAGCTGGTGGCTAAAGAAGGGAGCAGTGACTTAAACGGTTTCTCTTTTAGGCTTCTCCAGAACTGGGACTTTACTAACAAAGCTCTAAAGATCGTCCCTTCTAGACTTGGTGGGTATGCTACGGCAACTAACCCAAACGCTAAACAGTACGATGATTTACTCCCTCCCGAAGATAAGAGGGTCACTAAACATGTAGGGATTGAATACAACGAGGCAGCAAGGAGCATTATCTTTTGGGTTAATTTTAAGTGGGCAAAAATACAGTCACAGCCGTGGCTAAACAGGACTAACGTAAAGCATTTGATCGATGCAGTAGCCTCACATCCAATGGGCGACAAGTGGGAGGTTAAAGAGTTGGATGAGGATGGTGCTGTCCAAACAGGGACAAGCGCAGCTATCGCTTTATACTTTTATGATACTTACCTACAAGCACGGGGTAAGCAGCACTTTGCAGATTACACATACAACGGAAACACACGAACTATTGGTTGGCGCATGGGTGCTGACGAATCAATAGCCAGTAGTGTCAACCCGATGTCTATGAGCAAGTATGGGTTTCCCGTCGCCGGTTATCTTTCACCTTCAGCAGGGCCAAGCCAGCAGACACGTAGTATTTATACCGGAGCCGGGAGGCAACAAGCCACCAGTGGTCAAAACTTTGGAACAAGTACGGATGTTACTAAAATAGAAGACGGTGAGTTTTTCTATAAGTCCCCTAGGTGGACAGGTACTAAGGAACAGAAGGCGATAGGTACTGAACGTATCGCAGAGATGTTGGCTTCTAATAATAAGATTGAAAAGGGTGTCTATGCCTCTGCGACAACTGGTGTTGATACCTCTAAAAAGGCCAACGGACTTCCAATATCTAAAAACCACCACGCCCTTAACGACGATGAAGATAAGAACCCAGAAGAAGACTGCCTAGGTTTAACTTGGCAGTATTGGAATAACAGCA